TGGCTGCGTTCACGTAAGCGGCATCCCTCGCCGCACGTCCCTGCGCCAGGGCGCTCTTCGCGTTGCCCTTATTCGTCGCGTATGAACCAATGCTTCCCATAACCCTATAAAATGGAACGGTTTAAAATATCCATCAACGGATGCTGGTCATTGCTTCCCCGCTGGCTCACGTCGTGGTGGAGGGCGTCGGCAATGTAGCGCCTGTACAAATCCAGGAACACGCCCACATTCTGCGGCTTGCCCGTCACCGTCGTAGCCATCTTGGCGGCCAGCAGGCACTTCACGGCCTCCACAAACATTGGCGCATTGTCCGGCAGCGTCTCCGCCAGGGCCAAATCATTGGACAAATACCACACATAGAGGAGAGAATGGCTCTCCTCGCAAATTACCGTGCGGCCGGACATGCGCCAATGCCTGGCATCCACCTTCAACAGCTTCAGGCAATCCTCCGGCACTGTAAACCGTCCATCTTTCTCCGGGCATTCCAATACGGTTTCCTTCGTGGCAAACGACCACGGCCCGTAAGACACCGCCTCCAGCATCACGGAGGGAAACCACAAATCGCACGTTCTGGCCGCAGGAGAATCAAGCACATACTCCTGTTCCCCCAGCAGGGAAAGGCACTGTGAAAAAAACGTCAGCTTGTCCATCCCTCAAAAATCGCATGAGGGCGCACTTCGTTCAAGTTGCCGAGTGTCACTACTTTTTGCCGGAGGTGATTTACAGGCATCTCATGCGCGCGTCATACACCCGAGTAGAATAGTTGACAAAAACTAATTGGTATGTATAAATAAATGTGCGTCCGGGAAGAGTCGGTTCGACTCGCCGCCTGCTTAGGCAGGCCACCCTGGTCGCTTTTTTTTTGTAAAATTACAGTCCTTAAAAAATCTCTCAGAACAATGTTCCTCTTTTACGTTGATGAATCCGGAACACCGGAAATACCGGGAGTTTCCGATCATTTTGTATTGGCTGCCATCGGCATTCCGGTGGATAAATGGACAAAATGTGATAAGCAAATCAATCAACTAAAGACCAGTTACAGCCTTTCGGAAGCTGAGATCCATGTCGGGTGGATGGTTCGCCACTACCAGGAGCAGGAGGAAATAGCGGATTTTGAGAAAATGACACCGGCAGAAAGAAGAGAAGCTGTCACAGTTATGCGTGAAAAAATCATTCAAAAACGCAAATCTGAAGGAAAGGACTACAAGCAATATAAAAAGAACTATTCTCAAACGGAATCCTATATACACCTTACTTACTATGAGCGACAGAGGTTTCTTCAGGAATTATCCTGCATGGTTGGGAAATGGTCGTCTGCCAGAATATTTGCTGAAATAATTGATAAAAACGAATACACTCCGAGAAAGCCCGCCCTGACTCCTAAAACACAGTCATTTGAGCAAATAGTTATTCGTATAGAAAAATACCTGAAAAGCATCTCAAACAGGGACGACGGAAGGGGTAAACGTCGTGGACTCATTATCCATGACAACAACCCAAGTGTGGCTCAGCAACACACGAAAAACATGAATTCCTACCATAAAAAAGGAACCTTCCTGGCAGGAGTTCATCATATCATAGAAACACCTCTCTTTGTCGACAGCACCCTGACAGGTATGGTGCAAATCGCTGACTTGTGTGCTTATGCGTTAAAACGATACGCAGAAACTGGAGAAGACGCTCTTCTAAAGCCTTTATTATCCAGAATAGATCGTGTTGGTTCGGATTTGGTTGGAGTAAGGCACTACACGAGCAGAAAATACTGTAAATGCTTCTTTTGTAAACCAGAGCGATTGCCTAAAAGCGTATTTCGAACCAGAAAGAAGTAACCCTTCTCTCAATAAAGCATTCCCCTCAGAGCATCAGGGCGTTTATGCGGCCTCCTCACCTTCTCCGCCACCCCGGCATGTCCGGAAACCATCCCGTGGCTCACCGCTTCGGCAAACGTCCTGGCTGCATCCGCGCCGTGGGAGCAGGCGTCATGCAACGGCATCTCCCTCACGCACCCGTTGGAACCCGGCGGCAGGCTGCGGTAATACTCCAGGGAACCTATCCCGGAAGGATACTTCTGCCCGTCGATCTCCGGGCGCCGGCTGCACCGCTCGTGGAACGTGCAGTAGCGCAGCATATTGCGCAGGGCGTTAATCCCGGTCCATATATCGGACGTACGCGGCACGATTGCCGTGCGGAACCCCGCCTTCTGCAGCACGGCATCAAAGGAAGTCTTGGAATAATCCCGCCTGGACGCATCATGGGGAAGCAGGTGCAGGGTAATGGGGCCGTACTCCTTCTCCCTCATCCGTATCTGCCCCACGTAATAATCAATCGCCTGGTTATTCCCGGCAATGTAATCCAGCACGTAATACTTCCCGCCAATCACCTGCCAGAGCCAAATAGCCATGAAATCGCTCAATCCCAAATCCCAGGAAGCATAAATCGGGGCCACATCATCCGCTTCAAACTCGGCGGCTACCCTCCCCTCGGCCCGGAGGGTGGAAATCCACCTGCCGTAAATGGCGCCCTCCACGGAAGTCTGAAGGGCTTCTTCCGGAACCGTCGGAAACTCCTGCTTCACCTCCGGCCCGTTGGCCCTGTACTGGGTGGCATACCAAGCCTTCTGCCCCTCGGTCAACTCAATGCCGTAGCGCTTCTTTAAATCGGCAAAATACTCCCTCAAAAAATCGTCCAGCCTCGGCTCCACCCCGTCCAGGGAATACTCCCGATGCTGGAGCCAGGAGAAAAAGAAAAACCTGAAATCCAGGCTGGAAAGAGGCTTGCCCACCACCTCCATGGCCTGTTCCATCAACTGGTAGGCCAGTCCAGCCTTGCCACCCTCGTGGGTGGACTCCATCACCACCACGCTATTCTTCCCGACGGCATTCAAAGCCCCTGTCCGAATCTTCTTCGCCCGGGCCGGATCGTGCAGGGCCGTATAGGAAAACTCGGAAATGTGAAGGAACTGGAGGGTGGAACCGCGCAGGTTCGTACCCACATCCACGGAGCCGTTCGTAGACCAGGCCATGCGCTGGGTCCGGCTCTCCACCAGCGGGCAGCTCTCCTTGATCTTCTTTCCCAAGGCAGCCAATGCCCGGTCTTCCATCGTCGGATTATCCGGCAAATAATCCAGATGCTCATACGCGAAAGCGATCTTGCGCAGCTTTGCCTGTCCATCCGGAAGCGTCTTGTCGATAATCCCGCAATGCTGGTTCTTTCCGAACAGGCAAAGGTCCAGCATGTAAATGGCGCAAAACGTGGAAATCCCCAGCTGGCGCACCTTCAGGATAGTATTGCGATACCAGAGGTTATTGAAAAGCTCCTCCTGGGCCCAGTTCGGGCGGAAGCGCACCATCTGCCCGTCCTTGTCCTCAATCCAGTAAAGATGATTCAGCCTCCACCACCGGTCGGCCAGCAGCTCCTTCCAGTCAGGTCTTGTCTCAACAGGCTCTGTCATTGCGTATCAATAGCTAAAAACTCAAGGGGGCGGTCCCCGGAAACCCGGATGCCAAACTGCACGCCGCGCCGCCACAGGGAAGCGGGGAGCAATTCATGCCATCCGCGTTCCATCGTCCTGGTCTTTCCCAGCCGATCCCAGGTGGAGCCGTCATTGGAAACCTCAATTCCCGCCGGCGCCGTGTCGGAAGCAAAAAATACGCGCACGGCTGCAGCCTGCCTGTCCTTGCCCATGGACTCCACTACATCCAGCGCGTTCGTCACCACGGTAGAAGTGTAATCCCAGCTCCCTGCATCCACGAACGGGCCGTCCGGGTCAAACACCTCAATAAACCGGCCGTCCTCGCGTTCCGCAATGACGAACAGCAAATCCTCCCCGGTCCCGTTGGGCAGCACCACGGCGTTGGACATCCTGCCTTCGGTCCTGTGCCGGTGCCAGGCATGAACCTGATGCATGGAATTGTAGGTCATCAAGGCCATCGTGCCGTCCGCCAGAGTCATCACGGCACGCGGATGGGGCTTTCTCATGAAATCTCCGGAAGTAACGCCGCCGCCCTGGGCCAGCACATGATCGGCAAACACGGTCAGGTCACGGGAAACGTACCCGTCGGACTCGTAATCGTACCCGTACTGGTACACGCGGCCACCACCGCGCTCAATATACAGCACCTTGTCAGTCGCCATCATGGCCGGAACGTCGGAGGATCCCACAAAGCCGTGGTTGTCCGCCCGCGCGTTGGTGGCAGTCATCACGCCCTGACCACCGGAAACAGCCCACTCGGCATCCGCTGTTCCCAGCAACAGGCGGCTGGACTGGGCCATCAGCCAGCAAATCCGGTTCTGCGTCGTCGTGGAAAGCGTGAGAGCCAAGGCGCTGTCATCCTGTTTGCCCACCTCGAAATTGTTAAGGTCATCGGTCTTGCTCAACCACACCGTCTGCGGCTGGGCCTGTGTGGCAGCCAGGACAAGGCGCTGTTGGAATACATCCACCAGAGAAGGGAACCCGTAGACGTCCCGGAACGCGGCAAAACTCCACATCAGGGACTCCCCGGATGGGGGGACGCCCTCCGGAATCGTGGACACATTGTCCCACAAGGAATACTCCGCGGAGGCCGTCAAGTCCGTTACCTCTCCCTCCAAGTGTCCTACACAAGCAGGAATCGCTGCGGAAGCCGCCGGCCACTGGATGACGCTGGAAAACGCATTGACAAAGGGGAGGTAAACCAGGTAAAAGCCATCCTCCGGAACCGTCCAGGAACCGGCAAGGGTCGTGTGCGTGGAAATGCTGTGAGAACCGCTGTTGGGGGTCCAACTTAAATACTTACCGACCATGGCGGCCTGCTCGTTGCGCTGGCCGGCGTACATCCAGATGTACCCTTTCAATTTGACGACCGTCCCTGCCGGCAAGAACCGGGTCACCCATCGGGAGCCGGTCTGCTGGTTGGCTCCGATGGAAAAATTCTCGGCGGCCACATCCCACTCGACACGGACAGTCTGCCCTTTGACCAGATCGTCCGTTGTCAGCCCTTTGGGCTTGATGACCAGGTTATCTCCATCCACGAGGACAGAACCTTGGAACGTCCAGCGGCCCTGATCCATCACCAGCGCCTTGATGGAGGGCACCCCGGACTTGGAAAAATGAGCCTTGGCGGTAGGCTCCAGGGGCAGAGAAAAGCGCAGCACGTCGCAGGTGGACACGGAAGCCGGAGCGGGCGCATCCTCCTGGACCTCCGGCTTGACGACGCCGGAAGCCACGCCGGAAAGCTCGGCCTGGCACTCGGCAGCCTCCAGGGTGCTCCCATTATTGAGGGTGATCCGAAATGTATAAAACCCGCTGGAAGGCGTGGTATAAACATCTGTCTTGCTCTCCCATAGCGTTGTGTACTGCACATCCGCAGCGGAATAAGCCGTCAGCTTGACCACCGCGCCGCGTCCCCTGTTGTAGATGTCCGCCCCCAGGTTCACGTCAAATTTTGCTCCTGCAGGAAGGTAAACCGTCCGCATCCCGCGGGCGTCCAGGGCAATGCGCCCGGTCTTGCGTGGCTCCGTCCACCCAAAGCGGACCGTCTGCCCGTCGGCGAGATCATCCGCAGGAATCCCCCTGGGCGTCACATCAATGCCGGCCTTGCCAAGCGTCAGCACGGCGGAAGCTCCCGTCATCTCCACATCATCCACCCACACGCGGCTTGCCTTGATGGAGGATGCCGTACTTGTCAGGTAATGCCGCAGCGTCGGAGTTGCCGGAATCGTGAACCGCTGCACGGTGGCCGGACGGGCGCCGGAACGCAGCTGCAGCACCACGTCCTTGCGGTAGGCGTCCACCACCAGCTTATTGCCGCAGGCGTCAGCGGGGAACCCCTGGCTGGGGTCGGAAGCGTTGGAAAGCTGGGACTCATAGAGCATCAGGCGCAGGTAGCATTCTTCGCCCGCCTCGTCCCCGGTAATCTGTAAATTGGATGCCGCTCCAATCCTGGAAGTGGAGGAACCGAGCAGCTGCCAGTCCTCTTCCGGATAGCGGCGCTCTATAGCGTAGGTTCCGTACCATTCTTTATTGCACCAGAACTTCCACGTGCCCTTGCAGGTAATCGTGTTGGAATGGCAAATGACACCCTTGTGGAAATGGTCCGGGTAATCCGCCGGAGAGGTGAGGCCGTCCACGTAGTGGGTTGCCCCGTTGAAATCCTTGTCGCATGTCCACCAGGACCAGTAACTCCCCTCATTCACGCACAGCTTCTTGCCGGCGGTGAAGGCACTGGCCGTGGTAAAAGCCTTGGCAATCACCCAGCCCTGGCGGATGACCGCCCCTGTACTGTACCCGGTCTGCTGGGGCACCGTCACCTGGATGCGCATCACGTCCCCTTCGTTGGTGACGGCATCGGGATCCTCGGAATGATCACCGAAAGAAATCCTGTAGCATCCGTCATCCAGCGTCAGCCGAACCGGGAAATCCCGGTACTCCTCATACCGCCAGGGGCGGGCCTTAAACTCATAGGGAGCCAGGGAAAACGTGCCGTCGTCATCCCGCTTGAGAACCATGAGCTCGTGTGAGGGACAAGCCAGAAACAGCATGCTGTTGACCTGCTTGTGCCGCAGAGATGCAATGTCGGCCGCCGTCCAAACGGAAGGAAGGGAAGCCACCACATCGCCATCGACGGACAAGACGCGGAGCAGGGCTGGACTTACCTCGACAAGATAACGATCACTGGCGGAATACACGTAGGACACCATCATGGACCCTTCCAGCGCGGCCATCACCCTCTTCATGCCGTGCCGGCGGGAAACTCCACCCGTTTGGGAGACATCCACATTCTCCAATACCGACGCCCCCCGATGATATACATCCAAATCCGGACGCGCGGCAATCCCAGGCGAAACCTCGCCCCCGTTGAAGGAAATCCTCTTCATTTGCCTTCCAATATAAATGGAGGGTGAAAGCTGGCGCAAGTTGCCGAGTGTCACTACTTTTTGCCGGGGAGAGCGAAAAAGGGCCGCCCCCTTGCAGGGACGGCCCTATGGACAAACCAACGAGGAAGAATTACTGAATGCCGTAGGCAATGGCAAAGACAAGCTTCTTGCCGGCGGTTACTGCCGGCGTGCCGCCCACCTTCGCATAAAGCATCGTCGTGGAATCCATCGGCTTGCCGGAAACCGCCAGGGAACCCTTCGTCAGCTGGTAGGTTCCGGCCGCGGTTACGGTCAGGGAGGCGGAATAAGCATCCGCCATGTCCTGCGTGCCTACGGTCAGCTGCAGCGTCCCCACACCTTCGGAAATAATGTGGGAAAGCTGGGGGAGCACGCGGGCGCCGCAGGGAACATTGCAGATGGCGATCAGGTCATCGGCCGCCACGGATGCGGGCATCGTGAATTCCGCCGTAGCCACATGGACCCCGGCTCTGGTATGGATGGCCGCAAGCTGCGGAACTGTTGGCAGACCGATGCGGTCCGCCAGGGCGAGCTGTTTTTCAGCAATGGTTGTTTGATACGTTGCCATGATGATTTAATGTAGGATTGAATGTTTTAAACAAGGGGCTTGCACTTGATCTGCAGGAAGGCTTCTTCGCGCATGCGAGTGGACCCCATGATGGTCTTGAGGCCGATCTGAATGGTATCTTCCTTGTCGGTTCGCTTCTCCACCGTCACCTTGTTCTGCTTCCAGGAGCCGAAATACAGGGAATTCTTCATCCACATGGGGCAGATGATGTTTCCTTCCTCGTCAATCGGCAGATTGGGAGCGATGACGAACTGAATGCCCATGATGGGGTCCAGGGTGCCGTTCGTTTTACGCAGGGATGCAAAGCCGAAATCGGTCTTCTGCAGGCGCTCGTCATTGATCAGGGCTTCACGCATGCGGGGAGTGATGGCGCAGCACACCTGGTCGCCATAGGCGTTGGAAGCGTCGTCGAGGATACCGTTCTCCTGCAGGAGCGTAATGCCCCGGTTGAGCTTTTCAATCGTCATCGGGCATTCCTTGGCCGTGCTTCCGGTGTGGTTGACAGGCACGACATTTTCAGCCAGCAGTTCCAGCTTGTCCATGCCGTCGTTGCCGGCAAACGCCGTTCCGAAAATGCCGCCCTTGGAGGGAACGTAAAGGCCGCCCTGCTTTTTCAGGCCGAACAGTACGTCGTCCATCTTGCGGGCCGCGGCATACTTGAGGGCATTGATGGTTTGGGTGACGGGGGCATCCAGACCATGCAGGAAAATATCGTCGTCTTCATCGTAGCCCAGGTGCTTGGAGAAGCTCACCGGAAGCATCCGACGCTTGAAGTAGTCAAGTTCATCCAGAACAATGTCCTGCATGCGCCCCTGCTTCTCGTCCAATTCCGTGGTGCCCACGAAGCTGAACTCCTGAAGCTTGCCCGTTAGACCGGACTTGATAACGCAGAAGCGTTCCAGGCGGGAAGTGGCCTGCTGGATTTGCTCCTGCCACTGGTTGTCGTAGGTCTCCTGATAAAGATCGGAGATGGGAAGGGTGTAATTATTTGGCATGTCTCCATCAGGAGGCATGGACAGGACTTTTGCAAGTTGCCGAGTGTCAATTCAGTTGTAGATTTGACAATTCGCGTAAGGGTTATTGAAATCGAAGCATCCCGGCAGGCATCTTTTTTGTCATACAGGCATTACAGAAGTGTTACAGATTGACGTAAATATCTGATTGTAATTTATCACAAACCCATCATCCGCTCCATTTTTTGCCTTCGGGGTTATTGCAAACCCCTCATTTTACAAGGCCTCCCTTGGTAGCAGATTGTGTGATATTCAGTCCTATTACATGGTTTTGTTATGCACTATGCTATACATCGACTTTTCGGTGCATAGCAGATTCAAAACCGCTAACACCACAACATTATGGCTGGAATTATCAAAAGAAAAGACACTTGGTACGCCTGTTTCCGAGTTGGAGGCAAACTCAAGGTTCGTACCACCGGCATCAAGATCACTCCCTTGGTTACTCCAGGCAAATTGAAGAACGCCGCCATGAAAGAAGCTGAACTTCAGGCGCGCATCATTGCAGAAGAGCTGGAGAAGGAAGCAAAAGGGGCACTTCTAAATGCCGATGTTATCGTTTCACTCGCCGGGAACAAGGCCAAGTCCGTCCTGCGAAACAAAAAATACATGCCCAGCGTCAAGGATCATCTGCATCAATGGCTGGCGAACCGTCCCAACCGACGCGCCAATCTTCGTTACGGGAAGGCTATCCGGTGTTTTCTCGACTTTCTGGGACCCAAACAGGAAATGCCCCTGGACACGGTGACGGAGGCCCAGGCGCAAAGGTTCATGGAAAAATATTTGGAATTGCTGAGTTCCAAGACGGTAAGCATTTACCTATACGGTTTGAATGCGGCCTTTCAACAGGCAGTCAACGAACGGCTTTTTCCGTACAATCCTTTCAAGGGGGTGCGTCCCAGCAAGATCAACCGTGCCGATGCTACCGAAAGGCGCGCTTTCACAGTCGAGGAAGCTCAACGATTGACCGAAATCCTGCCGGGAGAATGGCCCGACATGATACGCGTCTGCCTTTATACGGGAGGCCAGCGTTTGGGCGACATCGCTACCCTCCAATGGAAGCAAATTGACATGGAGGGTGGAATCATTTCGATGACGACCCAAAAAACCAAGAGACACATGAACAACCCCATCATCTTGCCTTTGAAGGAAGTGCTGGACAGACGACTTGCCAACCGTGCGAGCGATTACGTATTTCCGGTAGCGGCAATGCGTCACGCGCAGGCGGATCATACGTCGAGCAAACTTTCCATCGAATTCAACGCTCTGCTGAAGAAATTCGGATACATTGAAAAGAATCCTCCAGCAGCGAAAGGAAACAGGCGGAGACTTGCACCTCTGAGTTTCCACAGTCTGCGCGCAACGGCAGTTACTGTTCTGCGTCTGGCGAATGTTCCTGCGGACTTGTGCCGGTTCATTGTCGGGCATGATCCTCCTTCTGCCAGCGGGGATCGGCAAGCATCCGGACCAGAGAAGCACGGCGGGATCGGACCTCCGGCAGGTCGCCATGGCGCCAGCCGGGGGCATAGGCATGCAGCGGAAGTTCTTCCGGTTCCGCATCATCCAGGCAGGAGGCGTCCTGCATGAAAGGAAAGGCTTCCACGGCATACCCCAGCCGGAGGAAGTCTTTTTCACCTTCCAGGAGTTCTCCCGGCGTCTGGAGCAGCAAGCAATGAAGAGGCATATTCATGGAGAGACAGGGAAACAGTCCCTAATCCTACTGATTTATTCCAAGAAAATCCACCATGAAAATGATACCGATCTCTCATTGATATTCTAATTCGACGCTTATGTAAAATTATCTCTACAAAGGGTTATCAAGTAGTTTAAGCAAATCCCGGGCTTGCTCATGCCCTTGCTGGGCCGCTTTTTCCAACCACTTCCGGGCTTCTGCCTCATTTTCTTCCGTTCCCCTTCCTAGTTGATAAAGCACACCCAATCGAAATTGCGCGTTAGCATTCCCTGATCTGGCCGCTCTTCCATACCATCTGAATGCCTCCTGATCATTCTGTTCTACTCCGGAGCCTTCCTGGTACATCCATGCCAGGTTATATTGAGCATCCACATGCCCTTGTTGAGCCGCGGCAGAAAACCATTTCACAGCCTCCTGAGCGTTTTGGGGAATACCATTTCCTTGAAAATACAACATTCCCAAGTTATTTTGGGCATCAGCGAATCCCTGTTGAGCCGCAAGGGAAAACCATTTGACCGCTTCTTTTAAATCTTTTTCAACTCCTTTTCCCTGGACATACAAAGTACCCAGATTATTTTGGGACGGAGCATATTGTTGCCTAGCCGCAGCAGAAAACAACTTGAAAGCTTCCCGCCAATCCTGTTCAACGCCCTGACCTTGCGCATACAATACTCCAAGATTGTGTTGCGCTGGAGCAAACTGCTGCAGGGCCGCAGCAGTATACCATTTCACGGCTTCTTTCCAATTTTGCTCCACTCCTGTTCCTTTTTCATAAAAAGCGCCCAGATTGTACTGAGCCGGAGCACATTGTTGCTGGGCCGCAGAAAAAAACAATTCAAATGCTTTTCTCAAGTCTTCTTTAATCCCTCGACCTTGAGAATACAACACGCCAAGCTCAAGTTGAGCCGGAGCATATTGTTGCTCCGCAGCTTTTGAAAGCCACTTGAATGCTTCCCTATCATCTTTTGCAATCCCCTGTCCTTGTGAATACATGATTCCAAGATTACACTGGGCTTTAGCATCTCCCTGTTGAGCCGACTTTTTTATTGAATCTATCTGCGCAATACTAGAACAAGAAGATGTCTGAGACATGGCAGAAGGAAGAGCCGCTTCCTGGGAAGGATATGCAACCGAAGTCAAAAAAAGACATGCAAATATGTTATATATATAAAATTTAATCTCCCTTCGCTTCAACAGAGAAGGGAGATTAAGAAATGGAATAGCATCAGGATAATTTGACATTACGATATACATATATCATAACACCAAAATATCAAGCATTTTTTAGAAAGTAATACTTATCCCTCCAAAAAACGTATATCCTACATGTCCTCCATTAGTTGGAATGTTAACATTTCCACCAACCCTCCATGAACCACCTCTACTGCCAAAAGAACCACTGGCACTTGCCCCGAACCCAACGCTTGGGATGGCTCCTTGGACTGGGCTGACATTTCCTCCTGTCGTAATCCCGTTTGAACCTATGTTCACGGTACCAGTTGCAGATCCCCCCCATCCAGAATTTCCGATAGGGTGTGTAAAAGTGCCAGTGAAACTAATTTTAGTCCCTTGGTCTCCAGAGCCATCACCGCCACCTTTTCCCTTATCTGTTCCTCCAGTTTTTGAAGTAGTCTTCCCCAAACTATCTTCCGCCTTTTTGGCGATCATCATGGCAATTTCTTCCAGTTTCTTTTCCAGATCTTTGCCGATTTGGGTACAAACTTCATCCGGAGTTCCTTTGGGAGCATGCTTTTTACAAAATGCAATACATCTCTGCTGGGCTTCTGCCCGAGCCTTCTTCTCCAGTCTTTCTTTAAGTTGCTTCAAGACATTATCAAGCTCAATTAATCCAAGATAATCTATCGACAACTTATTACTTACAAAGCAGTAGAGATTGAACCCGGCATTTTCCGCCATCGGATCGCGGTTGATCCAGCGTCCATCAAGTACGTTGTAGTAGCGGTAATTGTAGTAAACCAGCCCAAGGTCGTCATCCAGATATTCGCTGGAGAATCGGAACGGATTGATCTCCGCCGCGTTTCCTTCCATCTTGATGATGTCTCCATAGGGGCTGTATTCATACAAGGCGCGCCTTCCTCCCTGGATGCCGAACAAGGCCGTCGTGTTCTTGAGCAAGTCGTGCGTGTAGTACAGGTCTTCCTGATAAACACCGGCTTCGTCAAAGACACTCATGGCAAGGATGCGAGTCGCTACGGACTCCATCGGGTCCCACAGATAGGTCTTGCGCAGGATGGGAGAGGCCGTCTCCGTCTCATTGGTGGCGTCCAGTTCCGCTACCTGCAAATAGCCCACGTAGATGAAACGCTTCCTGGACACCAACGTGTTCCCGTCGTAGACGGTCTTCTCTACACGTCGGTTCAGGTAGTCGTACACGCATTCAATGCGTTTAGTGTCCTTGGTGAAGGCTGTAGCCTGATTCTGAGCGTTGTAAGCTACCGTCCAAATTCCGGTTGCGGTTTTTACCAGGGTCTCGTTGCCGTCTGCATCATATTCCGGGAAAAATTCTCCCGGCAGGGAGGCAGGTGCCGCATCGGGAATGGAGTTGATGATGACGTGAGGACGGACGGACGTGTATTGGTTGAGCGGATTGGTTACATAGATGACCATGTTGCCATGTTCCAGGGATGTGGTCCGGTTGCCCATGTTGTCATAATGGTAGCTATAGCTTCTGCCGCTGCCCAACGAATCGGAAATCACTTCACTGCGGTCATTGTAAGTGTAGGTATGAACAAGATCCGGAGTAGGAGTATTGAAATAATCCTTCTTCGTCGCCGGGCGTCCCAGTGCGTCATACGTGTAATCCACCTTGGCCGGGTAGTTCTGACTTCCTGGGCGCAGGTAGTCCATCTTGACCACCAGGTCCCGCTTCTCTTCCAGCGTGTACCATCTCTTCAGCGTATTGGGATAGTTCAGCGTCTCCAGCAATCCGTTGGCGGCATTGTAGCCATAGGTAAACGGAGTCGCCACCGCGTTGAGGGAAACCGTGGAAGGCCTTCCTGCGGAATCATACCCCCAGCCCGTTTGCAGAACAGTACTGCCTCCGTATTGCAGGCTGTAGCCTGAAGCTCGCCCGTAGGCGTCCTTCACTGCCGCTAGGGAACTTTCTACAAGTCCCAGCGTGCTTTCCCCTTCCACTTCCCCGTACTGGTTGTAGGTGAAGATGCGCGTCCCGCTGGCATCGGTAATGCCGGTGAGCTGGCCCAGATGGTTATAGGCCGCCGTGATGGAGGGAGTGCCGTCGCCATAAGTCTCGCCTGTCAGCAGCCCGGTCAGGACGTCATAGCTACGCGTCATGACGTTTCCTCTTCCGTTCGTAAAGGTGGAAACACGGTTGAGCGTATCGTAGCTTGTGTCCTCGTGGGTTTCATCCGCATAAGTCTTGCGGGTGGGCAACCCCGTAGCGGCGTTGTAAGTCCAGGCCGTCATGTCTCCATCCGTTCGTTCTCGCGGATCAGTCGTGATAGCTTCCGAGGAACCGCGGAACGTCGTCAGGCCGGTGATCTGGTCCGCATCGTTGTAAGAGAACACGGCTGGCTGAATCGCCGTTCCCCATTCGGCCTCCTTGCGTCCCCTGGCGTCATAGGCATAACAAGCCGTCTTGCCCATGGCGTCGGTGATGCAGGTAGGCTGGTCCAGCGGCTGCCCGTAGGCATAGGACGTGCTGTTTTCCGCGGCATCCGTCACGGAAAGGAGGCGCAGGGCTGTATCGTACACTTCCGTCGTGGTATTGC